GTCGATAGCCGTACTGAGCCCCTCCTCTGGAATATAGTTGATAGCAGAAACAAGGTACATTTAAAATTACTTAAGTTTCTAGGCTTTAAGTTTTTACGTAAGTTAAAACACGGGCCAAACAATGTAACATTTATTGAATTTTGCCGTGTGCATGGATGCTAACGCAGGGGCTAGAGCCGCTGCTAGACAAAGAGCTTTAGAAAAAGATGCAGTCTTTAAACAAAAAGCTTTACAGTTTTGGAATAAAGAAACAACTCTTGCCAGAACTTTAAACAGAAATGTTCTTGGATATAGTCGTGACGTGAGTGATGCTTATACAAGAGCTACAAAATTTCAAGGAAGAACTAGACAAGCTAAACAGAATCTTTTAGCTAAATATTATAAAAAGAAAAAAGTAAACGAAGGTGGCCGATCTAGAAGGTATGGGCAGGCTCAGTACTTAGATGTACTAAGACAGCAAAGTACACTTGAAAGTAGATTAAACCAGACTTTCGGTAGAGATATGGCTTATATGCAAACACAAGCTGAACGTAAATATTTAGCTGCAAATGCTAGAGGACGTGAAGCACTAGGAATACCAGCTGCATACGGTGCACCTGTAATGATGCCTCCAACAAACAGACTTGGTGGCGCCTTGCAGATTGCGGGTACAGTAGCTAGTGTAGTGAGTGCGTGGCCGGGTTCTGATATTAAACTAAAAGAAAATGTAGAACAAGTTGGTGTATCACCTCAAGGCTATAAAATTTACGAGTTTAACTACATAGGTGGAGACACAAGATTCCGTGGAGCTATGGCTCAGGATGTCGTGAAAAAGAATCCAATGGCTGTAGGTATAAATCAAAACCATTTAACTGTTGATTATGAGCAGATAGATATTGACATGGAGGTTGTATGACATCATCATTCAGACAACGCCCTCAGAACACTAACTATTTAGCAACTGAGGCTGACCTAACCGATTCAGTTAATAAACAGATTGACGCTAACATCAAGGACACTCAAGCTTTCTACGATCAAATGGTAGAGCTTGAGAAGCTCCGCTATGAAAACAGAGATAAGAACATAGCTCTTCTTGGACAATTTATTTCGTCCGCTGCTAGTGCTGCTGAAAGAATTGCAGAAGCTAACGAGGTACGAGAAGACTTTGCAAAAAACAAAAACTTATGGCTTAAATCAAGAGAACTTCTTCAAGAAGAAACTGACTTTGAAAAGGATCTTGAGCGAAATAATACTGAGGAACAGAAACTGGCAGCAGATGCGACAAGAGATAGAGATGAAGCTAAAACTGTAACAGATTTTCAAGAAGCAGATGATGTACGATATACATTGCAATCAGGAAGCTTTGTTTATAATGAAAATGAAAACTCTAAAACTAATGTAAAAAGAGCTGCTGAGGTGTTTCCTTCAATCGTAGGCTTAAGTTCTAAAGATCGTAACTTTCCCGGATTAGATGGTAAAGTAATGAACGACGCCGCTACTCACGACGACGCAGAATCTTACTTCGATCAATACACTATAGCTTTTTTTCAACAGATACAACGAGGAAGAAAACAAGCCGGACTTAGACCATTATCGTTAGGTCAAGTTCGTAAATATCTTTCTCCAACTATAAATGATCAAAGAAAAGTACTGCTTAAAGAGTGGCGTGATACCAGAGATGCGATGCTCGAAAAAGAGCTGAACATAAAGTCACTTGAAAAAATTAGTAATATATTTCAGAGTCCAGAAACTGTAGCTGAAGACTTATTAGGTAAAGAAGGTTATATTACAAATAGAAAAGCTATACTTGAAGCACAAGGTTTAGAACCTAAAAATGCTAGTCTATTTTCCTTTAGAGACTTCGGCGAGAAACTAGAAGTTTTAGTACAGGATGCTAATAGTGGTGTTGATACTGAAAAATTACGTGAGTTAAGAGACACAATATTTACATTTAGTGACAATTCTAAAGGTACATTAGGTTCTAAAAATGCACCAAAAGGAGCTAAAGAATTAGATGATAAGTTAGCTGGTATGATAGTTTCATACGATAGAACCGCTGAAGAGAAAGAAGAAAACACAAAGTTAGAGATTCTAGACTGGAAAGATAAAGAGCATAAAGAGCACATGTCTGAAGATCGAACTTTTGAAGAAGATCAACGGTACATTCTTGAGTTCAAACAAAAGTTTGGTATAACAAAACAAGAGCAGTTGCCTGATTATATAAAAGACATGCAGACTGATCGAGAACTTGACGATCTAGCAGTTGTCACTGAAATCACTATTAGAAGAAGTAAGAACTTACCGATAACTGAATCAATGATAAGAAGGATAAAAAATCCTGATACACGTGATACTCAGATGCAGTATGTCAATACTCCAGAACTAGGTGCATTTACAGCTGATGAAGCTAACGCTGTTGACGAACGTATAGTTGCTATTACTAAGGAAGCTAAAGATTTAAAAGACTTAAATCAAGCTAAGACTGACCAGTATCTTGTGACTAGAGATAACGCTAAACAATATTACACTGCAAGGTTTAAAGAACTTGTTGTCGGAGGGCAGCCTAGAGCTACGGCATTTAGTGTAGCAAAGCGTGAAACTATGGATAAAATGGAAAAAGGAGACTTTGACCAAGAGACTCAGTTATATATAGATACACAAGCTACTTTAGATTTAAACGCTACAGTTAGTGCTTTACAAAAAGATGCAAGCTTAATTTATAGTACAGAAGCTTGGGCTGGCGAAGATCCACATTTAGATGTCGCAGCTGAATATGTAAGAAGTGGTGGTCAGACTAGATACCCTTCATACTATCTACGTTTTACAGATATAAAGAAAAAAGGTGGAGCATATTTAACACCAGAAGAAGTTTTTGAAACTAGACTTAAGAAAACTGGACGTTTAAAAGATGGTAAAATTGTCGAAATACCAGAACGTAAAGAGCTAAAACATGAAGATGGGACACCTGACGTTACAGAACAGAATAAGTTACTTCACAAACCTAACGCTACTAAAACATTAGATGTCGCATACAAAGGCAATAATATTGACTGGATGATAAAAACTATGCCCGGTCACAGTGCCTTAAATGCTGAAATGTTTATACGACAACTAGAAACAAACATTCAAAAGCAGCATGGTGTATTAGGTATATCCATACCACACAAAAAGAAAACAACTATGTCAACAGAAGATAGTAATACGTTACTTGAAGCTGTACCAGAGTTGAAAGAAGCACCCTTCTTAAATCCGAACACATTATCAACGGCGGCAATCAATGAAATGCTAAACTTGAATATTTAATACTAAGGTATATTTATGGAAGATCCAGCTTTAGAGTTACAGATAGACTCTCCGGCGTTTGACTACATGGCAGATCAAGTCAACGAGTTAGCTGATACAATAGAAGACGACGAAAACGCCAAGGCTCAAGTCGCAAAACAAGAGGAAGAGACTGAACAACAAGCTCTTTCTACACAAGAAGATCCACGTAATGCCGAAAAGTGGGGGTTCAAAGCATTAGTAAAAGAAGGTCAGTCGATTGTATCCGGTGGATTACAAGACACAGCATCTTCTGCTACTACATTTGCCGAAAGAACAAAAGAAGCATTGGACGGCACAATGCAAAAAGAGATAGAAGAACAAGGTTATTATAAACCTGACTGGGATCCATTTGTAAACAAAGATAACCCTATCGAAACTAAAACATGGTGGGGCAAGCAACTACGGGGGCTTGTACATTTTGGATCTCTAGCTGCTGGTACTATACTAGCTGCAAAGGGTGCAGTAGCAGCTGGTATTCCAGTTGCAGGCGGAGCTGCCGCTAAACTACTAGGCTCAGGCAGTGTAGTCAGAGCTATGGGTGTCGGAGCTATATCCGATCTTGTATCTAAAGAATCTGATGGCATGAACGCTATGGGTGCTTTACGTGAAAGATACGGATGGTTTGATACACCACTAGCTACCAGAGATACAGACCATCCTGTAGTAATGAAGATAAAAAACATTGTAGAGGGAATGGGCATAGGCTTATTCTTTGACGGTGCAGCTTATCTTTTAGGTAAAGGTTCCAAGAAAGTAATAAAACAGATATCAGATAGAAACGAGAGTATATCTAAACAAAGTACTGAAGCTGCTGTTGCACAAATACGTGAAGGAGAGATTCAGTTTCGTGCAGATAAAAATGCTCCCGTATCACAAACTCATCAAGGTGCTCATGTATCAGAGGTTGATCCAGACGTAGCACGTACTCAGTTATCACGTACTCGTAAAGAGTGGGGCTCTGAGGAGGGTTCTACAGGTTCTGTTACACGACCTTTAGAACGAGAACGTATAGCTGAAAAAGGTGGAACAGACGAAGCACAAGTCGAACGTATTTTACAGGGACTTATGAGTAGCGAAAAGTTTGCAAGAGAACTAAAAGCTGCTAAAGGTGATAGAGTAACACTAGCTAGAACTTTTAAAGAAGCTGTAGAAGGTCATCAAGCTATTACACAAGGTAGAAACGCTGCCGATATGTCAGCTAACGACTACTTAAAAGAGCTAATAGAAGCTAGACCTGACGTTGTAGATGGAGTAGAAATATTTACATCTAAAAATGTAGTAGTTACTGACTTAGTTGTAGGTTCATTACTTAAACAGTTACGAGATACAGGGATAGCTGGTAGAGAAATAGCTGATTTAGTTAGTCTCGATGACATAGATGGACCGGCTAAACAGATTGTAGATACTATGCTTACTGCATTATATCATACAAAGAAAGCTAGGTTTATTAAATCTGATTCATTTAGAAATCTAAAGGCTGGTAAACAAAGAGTTAATGCTATAGAAGAAGCAGTTCAAGCTGATTTAGAAGATGCTAAAACATCTATTATGTCAGTACTTCAAATAGCTAAGAATGATACAAGTGATGATTTACTTAACTCGTTGTTTGAAGCGTTCTCTATGATGAAAGATGTTAACACACTTGATGATTTTGACAACTTTGCACGAAAAGTAATACTTGGAGGTCAGTTAGACCCTAAAGGACCAGACCGTACAGGTACACTTATACGTGAACTAGAAGGTGTTATGACTCACAGTATTTTATCTGGACCTAAAACACCAGCTCGAGCTATTATGGGTACATCCATTGCGACGTTTATGCGTCCTATGGCTACTACATTAGGAGCTACATTACGATATCCGTTCAAAGCTGACAGTGCTACTATACGTGCAGGGTTGGCATCTATGAACGCTATGATAGAAGCTATACCAGAATCATTTGACTTGTTTAGATCTAGATTAAACTCTTACTGGAAGGGAGATATCTCTTCTATTAGAACACGTTTTTCAGAATTTACACGTGGAGACGAGAACTGGGAGCTAATACGTAGATGGGCTGAAGATAGTGGAAGAGCTAACTTTGGAGAACGTGCTGCATTTAGTGTAGCAAATATGGCAAGAAGCTTAAATAATAGTAATTTTCTTACATATTCAACTAAACTTATGGCTGCGACTGACGATGCTTTTGCATATATTATAGGTCGTGCTAAAATGCGTGAGAAAGCTATGCGTAAAGTGCTTGAATTACAGTCAGGTGACGGTATTAAACTACCTGAAATAACTCCTGAAGTTATGAAAGCATACGAAGATGACTTTTATGCACAAGTTTTTGATGGTCAAGGTAACATTGTTGACGAAGCTACAAAGTTTGCACGTAGAGAAGTAACACTTACACAGGAACTTACAGGTTTTGCTAAGGGTTTAAACGATGTATTTAGTGCCAATCCTTGGGCTAGACCATTCTTCCTATTTGCTAGAACTGGTGTTAACGGATTAGCATTAACAGCTAAACATACACCCGGTCTTAATTTCCTTGTCAAAGAGTTTAACGATATAGCATTTGCTACACCTAGTAATCTTAAGAATGTAGAGCGTTATGGTATAACCAATGCAGTCGAACTAGCTAATGCTAAGGCATTACAAACAGGTAGATTTGCAATGGGATCAGCTGTAGTGTTTATGGCTGCTCAAGCATGGATGCGTGGTGACCTAACAGGTAATGGACCAGCTGACAGACAAAAGAGACAGCTATGGTTGGACTCTAAGTTTGAGCCTAGAACTATAAAACTAGGTGCGGTACGTATAGGTTACGATGACTTTGAACCTTTTAATCTTATTATGTCTACAATAGCTGACGTTGGTGACGCTAGTTTACTAATGGGCGAAGAGTGGACAGAAAGAGAATTACAAAAGATTTCTCTAGTTATTGCACAGGCTTTTACAAGTAAGTCATACCTTGCTGGTATGCAGTCATTTGTAGATTTATTTGGTGGTAGACCCGGCCAGTTTGATAGAATTATAGCTGGATTAGCTAACAATACTATACCTCTTGCTGGTTTACGTAATGAATTAGGTAGATTATTTAGACCACATATGCGTGAAATTGGGTCTGGTATTGACCAGTCTATACGAAATCGTAACTTATATGCTGAAGTACTACCCGGCGAAGACTTACCTACTAAGTATGACATGCTGAATGGTAAACCTATTAGCGAGTGGGACTTTCTAACTCGAGCTTTTAATACATTTAGTCCTATAGGATTAACTCTAGATCAATCACCCGGTAGACAGTTCTTATTTAACAGTGGTTATGACTTACGTCTTTCTACATACTACGCACCTGATAGCACGAACTTAAGTGACGCACCACGTATAAGATCTCTGTTCCAGAAAGCTATAGGCGATCAAAACTTAGAACGTCAGCTAGATAAGTTAGCTGAAGATCCAAGAGCAATAGCATCATTAGAACAGATGAGAAAAGATATACGTGATGGTAAACGTGGATTATATGATGCAAGAAACTACTGGCATAATGGTAAAATAGATCAACTATTCCAGAAAGCTCGTCGTAAAGCTTGGGCATCTATTATGCAGACACCAGAAGTTGCTGAAGTTATAGCAGAACAGAAAGAAAAGAAACGTCAAAAACTACTAAAAAGAAAAGAGACTACAAACATTTTAAATATAAATAAATAATGGCTACAACTACAAAGGAATATACAGGGGATGGTTCTAAGGGTGTAGCCGGTGGTGCACAGCTAACCTTCCCTTTTCCCTATCTAAAAACTGAAGACATAAAAGTATCTCTCGATGGGACGATACTTGCGACAACTAAATACACATTTCCAACAGCAACCTCCATCCAGTTTAATGCTCTTGGAAGCTCACCATCTGCATTTGAAACATTAAAACAAGAGACTAATGGAGCTCCTAAAACTGGTGTTACTATATTAATATTTAGAAAAACAGGCATGGACTCAGCTCAGGCTGTCTATGCTACAGGCTCATCAGTGAGAGCTACTGATCTAAATAATAACCAAGACCAGTCTTTATTCTTTGCACAAGAAGCGTCAGATACAGCAAACCCCCTTATATCTTTGCTACAGACATTCCAAGCAAATACCACCACTAAAGTCGACCAATCTCTTATATATTATGATGCAGCAACATCAGAGTTCAAAGCAGATGCAACAACAACAAAATCAACAATCGTGGACGGAGGTTCCTTTTAAATGGCTCAATTAAGAATAAAGAGATCTACTGGGTCAACAGCACCTAGTAGTTCAGCTTTAGCAAACGCTGAATTAGCGTTTACAGAAGGTAATGATATACTATATTATGGAGAAGGTACAAGTGGTGATACTGCTGCATCAGTAATTAAAATTGGTGGATCTGGTGCTTTCTGTGATTTAACAACAGCACAAACTCTAGCTGGTAACAAAACATTTAGTAATGATGTTACTATTACAGGTAACTTAATAGTTAACGGTACAACTACTACTGTTAATACTACAAACACAACTGTAAGTGATCCTTTAATGGAACTTAATAGTGGTGCTAGTTCTAATGCTAACGACTGTGGAATCCTTATTGAAAGAGGTTCAACTGGTGATAATGCTTTTATAGGTTTTGACGAAAGTACTGATAAATTTACTGTAGGTTTAACATCAGATACAGCTAGTTCAACTGGTAATTTAAACCTTACAACAGGTACATTAATTGCTTCATTAGAAGGTAATGCAACTACTGCTACTACCTTACAAACCGCAAGAGATATAGGTGGTGTAAGTTTTAACGGATCATCTAGTATAAATCTTCCCGGTGTAAATACATCTGGAAACCAGAATACATCTGGTAATGCTGCAACTGCTACAATACTAGCAAACGCTAGAACTATAGGTGGAGTATCATTTAATGGTTCTGCAGACATAAACCTTCCCGGTGTAAATACAGCTGGTACTCAGAACACTTCTGGTAATGCAGCTACAGCTACAACTGCTGGAACAGCTACACAAGTAACTGCTAACGCTAACAATAGTAATAATGAAACTGTTTATATAACTTTTATAGATGGTCAGACTGGTTCTCAGCTAATTGAATCAGATAGTGATTTAAGCTATAATCCATCTACTGGTGTACTTTCAGTTGGACAGATCGACGGGGGCACATTTTAAATGGCTACCAAACTACTACATAAAAGAGGTACGAGTGATCCTACTGCTTCTGATCTTGATGTAGGTGAGATTGGTATTAATACTACTGATGGTGGGATCTTTACAAAAACCTCTGGTGGCTCGGTTGTCGAAGCTGGCGGCGGTGGCGGCGGTGGCGGAGGAGGAGGAGTAACTTCCGACTCTAACGGAAACACTGTTGCCGGAACTAATGCCGGAGATTCTTTTTCTGGCAGTAATGCTACAAACAATACAGTTTTCGGATATAACGCTGGAACTGATATTGATACAGGTGACAGAAATAGCTTTTTTGGATATGAAGCTGGTGCCAATGCTACAAGCTCTAATAATGCTGTAGGTATAGGCTACCAAGCTTTATATAGCATGGGAGCTAGTAGAAGTTATCAAACAGCTGTAGGTTATCAGGCACTTCGTAATAACGCTCATGGACAAGAATGTACAGCTGTAGGTTATCAAGCATTATATTCTAATAGTAGTGGAGACGATCAGTGTGCTTTTGGAGTTTATTCTTTACAAAACTCTAACGGAGCTAATAATACTGCATTTGGCTACAAGTCACTTATGGATGTAAGTAGCGGTCAAGAAAACACTGCTTTCGGAAGTCTAGCGTTAGAAAATAATACTTCTGGTTATAATGTTGCTGTAGGGTATCAAAGTTTACATTCAAATACGACCGGCAGTTATAACACAGCAGTTGGTTATAGAGCTGGGCAGTATAACGAAGGTGCATCTAGCATAACAGCTCTTGGTGTCGAAGCACTAAGAAGAAATACATCTGGCGAAGCTAATGTAGCCGTTGGAGCTTATGCTCTAGGGTATAATACTACCGCAAGTAATAACGTTGCTGTAGGACAACAATGCTTACAGAACAGCACTGGTACTGCGAATGTTGGTATGGGACATCAAGCTGGTCAGACACAAACAAGTGGTACCAGAAATGTATTTATAGGTTATCAAGCTGGACACGATAATACAACGGCAGATGATAATACGGCTGTTGGCTATCAAGCTTTAGATAAATGTACAATAGGTACAAAGAATGTAGCTATAGGACCACAAGCTTTACAGGGAGTTACAGATCATAACGGAAACACAGCTGTAGGTTATGAAGCTGGTAAACCTCATTCGGGTGCAAATAATGTACTTATAGGTTATCAAGCTGGTGCAGTATCTAACTCTGGTGATAATAATATTGTCATTGGAAAAGAGGCTTACACATCAACAACTTCTGTATCTAACGAAATAACTTTAGGAAACGGCAACCACACTAAGTTTAGAGTTCCCGGAACTGATTTAGAATCATCAGCTGGTGTACTGGATATTAAAAATAGCGGAACAGCATCTGAAATGCGTTTATATTGTGAGTCGAGTAATGCTCATTATGCAGCTATTAAATCGCCTGCACACTCTGCTTTTTCTGGTAACTTAACTTTTACTTTACCGGGAGGATATGGTTCTAATAATCAGGTACTAACATCTGACGGTAGCGGAGGCATGTCTTGGACTACTCCTTCATCTGGAGGTAGTTCATATACAGCTGGTACAGGACTAAGCTTATCAGGTTCTGCTTTCTCTATTGCTTACGGTAACTCATCCAGTAACGCTGTAAGAAAAATAACATCGTCAACATCAGCACCCTCAGGTGGCTCCGATGGAGACATCTGGATTAAATACACAAACTAATTAATTAATAATGGCACAAATTATTTATGTCGACTATGAGGGTTCTGCTGGTACTGGTGATGGTTCATCATTTGCAAACAGAGCTCATGGTCTAGCAGGCTTAACTAACTATGGACAAAACAACGTATGGCATAGTGGAGCTCCTTGGGGTAGTTCCCAACCTAGTGACGGATATGAAATAAGAATAAAAAGCTCTCCTTTACCTACACAACTTTCAACAGGTTGTAAGATTGTTAAGAGAGCAGCAGACTCAAAAAGTGGTTATGATCGTAGAAATACTGGAACTATAACGTATAGTACCACTACTGGAGCAACCAGTATAAACAACAGTAATCACGATTTCGTGACTGGAGATTGGGTTATTCTTTGTAACAATACACAGTATCATACAAGTAATGACTTTGCTAATCGTATGGGAATCAACGGTAGATGGAAAGTAACAGTAACAGATGCTGATAATTTTAAATTAGACGATTATACCGCACCAAATGCAACTGTAGCTGGTGGAAGTCGTGGGAACTTTTGGAATTGTAGTGGAGGTGTAGTAGAACTACCAAGTTCTGGAGCTGACAAATGGAAACCTGTAGCATGTACTGATGCTAAAAGAGTGAAATGGGTAGCGAGTAGTAACGTAACTACTTATGATCCTTATTACGATGTTTCGACATGGAGTGAAACTTGGAACTTAAATTCTATGATGTCAGACAATATCGAAATAAGTAGCAGTTTTACTACAGGAAAAGTTGCGTATTATACTTTACCAGCTACGTTAGATTTAAGTGCTTTTCAGCAGTTATCTTGGATGGTTGCGACGAACCAAGGAGAAAGGCAGCTAAGATCTAATGGAGATCATGGAATTTCATTTAGATTATGTAGTGATACAACAGGTGACACAACTGTTGATACTATCCCATGGGTTGGTGAACATTTGAACAACAGTAATTACTGGCATGCGATGGTTAGAGATAAAGGCTCTAATTTTGGTAGCTCCATTAGATCTATTGCTTTGTATTTAGATGAAAGAGTTGATAATTATACTGGTAGTTATAATTTACACCTACACAATATTGTAGCATGTAAAGCGTCTTCAGCTGCTGACAGCGTTACACATAAGTCTTTAATCGGTAAAAATACAACCGCTATGAAAAGTTGGTATAGGATTTCAGAACTTGGTAATCATAAAGAAATCGGCTTAGCTCACGTTATGTTTCATAGAAGAAGGCCAGCACACTCTTATTATTCTTCTGGGGATGCTGTTTGGTGGGATGCTGGTGGTAGTAACGTTACAATATGGAAACGAGAACCACACATGGCAATACCATTCAACACGACAACAGAACAAGGTAAAAGTGGCGGATATCAATTTGATTTTAGTAGAGTTAACGGACCGGGTTATAACGGATTTGTATTAATATCTGGTGGCTGGAACACTACTGACATGAGTTCCCAAGTAACTGATGGATCAGGGGAGGCTTATACGTGTATAGACTGGGTTGGTCAGAACGGTGGATGGTCAAGTAGTAGTGGAGGAGGTCCGCACAGGATTAAAGATTTATTTTTCCTTTCTGCTTATTATGGACCATACTTAACAAGTACTGATGGAATATTAGAAAATACAGGGCATCATCAATGTTATGGAGGAAGTGGAATTAAATGTTCATGGAACAACCATGGCGGTATTGGTATGAGACAATATAGTCATAATTATAATAGTCAAATCGTACATCATAGCTTTAAGCCATCTGCATGGAATAGAACTTATTTTGCTCCAAGCGGTCCTGTTTGGTATCTAAAACAAGGTAGTTGTGTACCTTACAACCAAAATAATGGTCAGCTTAGCATGGGTAACCAATGGAAAGATAGTAATGATGATGGTGTAACCTTTGATTATATAAATGTCGAACACGCTGTTGGTGCCACTCTAGGCGGTTCT